AAGACATTTTTGGTGAAATTTATTTTTACAAAGGCCCACCCAAAAAATTAGAAAAAAATCAATATTATTTGACCGGAGACAATCGCAAACAAACAGAAGACTATATTGTCGAGCGAAAACAAATCGCGGCAAAAGTTGTTTTTTAAAAATTAATTTTTATTCAAAAAAGCAAACTTGCTTCAAATCGGTGGCCAATTGTTTTCTTGTGGAAAAATCACTCAAAGAAGCAATCGAAACAATTTTCAACTCGCCGGACGCAACAAAAACAAAGTGCTTTAAATTTTTGTGTCTTTTTAAAATGGTGCTTTGAAGGTGTTCAACAAATCTTTCAACAAAATATCCGTCTTTTGCCGCGCCAAGATAAAAAATGATACAGTCGCCATCGTCGCGATTGATTTCGTCTTGCTTTTCTGCGAAAAAATCAAGAACAGGAAAAGACAAATCATAATTGACTGCTTTATAATAAAAAAAGTACTCGCCTTCAGAGTAAAAGCAGTTTCCTTGAAAATGATTTATTCTTTGATCAAATTTTATCAATGCTTCCTGCTCGTTGTCTTTTCTTACGCAAAGAAAGTGTTTGGGGTTGTTTTCAGCTAAAAAGTCCTGCAAAAAAGCAAATTCTTTTGTTTTTGTTTCAATATCGTTTTTAAGAAAGTTTTTAAATTTCATTTTTTTTATATTTTTATTGTTTGGGGAATAAATGAGCTTTTATTATTGGATATTTATCATTTAGTAAATATCCCGAGCTAAATGCCGCGCTCGTTTTCTTTTACCATGTCAAATGCAAGATTGTTTATTTTATAAGCTGCCGAGCTAACTTTTTCGTCAGGATGCTCGCAAAGCTCAAAGCTTATTTGCAAAATTTGACGAAGAACTTCCTCGTTACACTTATTTTTTTTAATTTTTTTCATTATATTTATAATAATATGTTGTAATTACTATTTATGAATATTTTTTGTCCGAAATGTGGAAAGAAATCTGTTGGAGCAGGTAAATTCTGTTCTTATTGCGGAGCGAGCTTAAAATCAACTGGATTAAACATACAGCCAAAGCCAGCGGCAACACAGACACAAACGCAGGCGAAGTCTTCTTTTACACCTTTCTCAAAACCTTTAACCGATAGGCTTCAGCCGGAATACGACAAAGAAGACGGCATAAACGTTCATTACTTCGATTCTTCTATGATTCAAGGTTTGGAAGTTGAGTACGATGAATCTCCTTCTGTCAGACCTATTACATTCGGAGAAATGAAAAGCTCATTTGTCCCCTCACCAACCAGAGAAAAAAGCACTGAAACACTTTCTAAGGAAGAGTTTATGCAACAATGGAAAAAGGAAGCAGGGAACTCTAAATCCTTAGATGATTAAAAAGAAAAAAACAAGCTTCGAAAATAATATATCAATTATTGACGAAGAACTAAAGAAAAGAAGGCCGAAGTGGAGCTTGCATTCTATAACTTGGATGGATTACGAGGATGTTTGCCAAATTATAAGAATACACATTTATCAAAAATGGGAACAATACGATGAAACAAAACCACTTGAACCTTGGCTAAACAAAATCATATCGAATCAAATTAAAAACATAATACGCAACAATTATTCTAATTATACAAAACCATGCAGTAAATGCGCTGCTTGTATTGGGGAAGATGATTGTTCTTTATACGAAAACCAATCTTTTGAATGTCCACTTCTTAGTCATTGGTTAAAAAAGAGAAAATCCGCTTTTGATGTTAGAATGCCTTTGCCAATAGAAAATCATTCTTTTGAAATTCATTCGATTACAGACGATCAATCAAATCTTTCTGAAAAATTAGAAAACTTCCACGAAAAAGTCAAAGAAATTTTAAAGCCCAATGAATGGAAAGCTTATAAGCTTCTTTATGTGGATGGAAAAAGCGAAGAAGCCACGGCTAAAGAATTGGGATACAAAACTTCTGAAAAAAATAGAACACCCGGGTACAAGCAGATAAAAAATGTAACCAAAAAAATTATCTCAAAAATCAAAAAAGAGATTCAAAATGGTACCATAGAAATATGAACGACGACATACAATTAAACGACGATCAAAAAAAAGTTATTTTAGATAGTTGGAATCAAGGAGTAAGTGATCTAAAAGATCTTACAACCAGCGTTTTCGGAGGAGAATTCGACGGAAGAAGCAAGCAGGGTAGAGCGGTAAAAAGATATCTCGGCTCTTTGAATTTAAAGCCAAAGCCAGCCCAAGTATACAAGCAAAAAGACAGGCCGGATTTAACAGAGGATCAAAAGCAATTCATTCAAAACAACGTGGGTAAAATGACGGCTATAGAAGTAGCTAGAGTTTTATTTTCTAATGATAAATTAAGAAACGTAAGCCCAGAATCAAAGGCTGTAATAGAATACTATGAATCTCAGGGGCTTGATCCATACAGTGCAGATGGAGCTACATTAGAAGAAGCTGAGGAGGTTTCTGAATGGAGGGCACCAATTAGTTTCGATAGAACGTTAACAAGAGTAAATAAATTTGTTATTGATGGACCCCAAAAAGAAAATTTAAAACCCGAAGATAAAAGAAGAATACATGCCTTGATGACATATCTTCAAAACTATAGATTTGGGCACCAAGCAAATTCTTTTCGGGAAGAATCAGAAAGACTTTTGTTTGAATCTACTTTCGTTAGATATGCATTCGATAAGCCAGACTTAACGCAAGAAGAAGTTGATCAATATATGCTTTTGGCAACAGAATCTGTGATGGGTTCAAGAATTCAAAGAAGAGTCGAAAGGCTTCAAAGGCTTTTGGATGAGCAAGCGGATCAAACAGATGAAGGAGCAAGAGTTTCAATGGCTTTGGTTGAAGCTATTGGTAAAGCGCAGGGAGAATACAATGCTTGTGTAAAAAGACAGCAAGACCTTGTAAACAGCTTGAAACAAAAAAGAAGTGACCGATTAAACAAGCAAATTAAAGAAACGGCAAGCGTTATCAGCTTGGTTGACATGTGGAAAGAAGAAGAAAGCCGACTAAAGCTTCTTAAAATAGCTGAACTTCAAAAGAAAGCTGTTGAAGACGAAGTAGAAAGACTTTGGAATATGGAAGAAGTTAGAAGCAAAATTATCGGCTTGTCAAAAGAGGAGGCTCTAAATGGGTGAAAGATGCAAAATCTGCAACCAAATTTTTGAAAAAGAAAAGGAATTTAATTACCACCTTAGAAAACACGCTATTACAATAGCTGCATACTATCAAAAATATTATCCAAGACACGATTTGCACACAAACGAAATCATTTTATTTAAAAACAAAGAATTTTATTTTACTAGTGATTTCAATAATAAAAACAGCTTGAGATATTGGTTGGGCAAGCAAGAAAAGGAAGCTCAAAGAGATTATTGTTTAAAGCTGCTGCAAGTAAGAAAAGATAGGAAAAAAATAAAATACGCTCCGTGTCAGGCGGAACTCAGAACTCTTATGATACCGGCCATAAACTATCTTGACGAAGTTTTTGGGGGTTACTATCAAACTTGCGAACAAATGGGCTTGGAGGTCAAATACGAAACAAGGAGTGAGCCTATAAAGGAGTATGAGTTAGAAGAAGATCCGGTCGTGTTCATCGACACAAGAGAAAAAAGACCGCTTAGGTTCAAAAAGTTTAAAACAGAAGTCCGAGGTCTCAAGTATGGAGATTACGCACTTAGTTCGAAAAAAGACACATGCAATCTTCATATAGAAAGAAAATCTCTTTCTGATTTTTACGCGACTTTGAGTGGTGGATTTGAAAGATTTAAGCGTGAGTTAGATAGATCTGTAAATGAATATGCCAACATGGTTGTTGTTGTAGAAAGCAAAATAGACAAAGTAGCTTCTTTTAAATATACAAGAAGTGTTTTCAACAAAGTAAAGACTTCTCACGACTATATTTTTAGGAACATGCGCGAAATCATTCAAGAGTATCCAAATGTTCAATTTCTTTTTGTAGACGGAAGAAAAGAGGCTGTTCGAATTATAGAAAAGCTGTTTTCCTGTAAGTGCGAATACATAAAAACAGATCTACAGCTTGAATACGATTTAAAAAGACTATAATGTGGTACTCTCCAAATAAATACCAAAAAGATGTAATCGACATCAACGCTGAGTTGATGAATCTAAAAGGAACTTTAGATGACAAAGAAGCCAAAATCACTTTGGCAAAGTTTTTGAGATATAACTTGGCTTTTACGGTTAATTTGCTTACGGGAATTGAGCTTGCTCCGTTTCAAGAAATTACACTGAGAGGAATGTTAAATAGAAACTACTCCATGTGCGTATGGGGTCGTGGATGCGGTAAGACTTTCATTAGTTCTATTTTTTCGATAATACAAGCAATATTTCATCCTAATTCCAAAATACTTATAGCTGGACCGACATTTAGAACTGCGAAATTTATTTTCAACAAAATTGAAGAAATAGCGGAATCAAAAAACGCGGTTTTGCTTAGACAGGCTCTTGGTTCAAACAAGGTAAAAAGAAACGATATTCACGAATGGAGACTCCCAAATGGTTCTAGTATAGTAGCTATTCCATTGAATGGAGAAAAGATTCGTGGTTTTAGAGCAAACATTTTGATTATCGACGAGTATCTTTTGATGAGCAGAGAAATTATTGATACGGTACTTATTCCGTTCTTGACGGCTCCTCAAGATATTGGAGAAAGACAAAAAATCATACAAGCAGAAAATGATTTGATCGGTAGGGGTTTGATGACAGAAGAACAAAGAACAAAATTCGAAAACAAAACAAAAATTATTGCATTATCTTCTGCCAGCTATACATTCGAAAACTTGTATGTTACTTACTCAGATTGGTTGGGGAAAATATACGAAGAAGCAAACAAAGAAATTGATGCAAAATATTTTGTGAGCCAGATGTCTTGGGATTCAATTCCAAAACACATGATAAACAAAACTGTAATTGAAGAAGCCGAAGGAGGAGGAACTTCAAATGCGGTTTTTCAACGCGAATATTGTGCCCAGTTCACTGACGGCAGCGAAGGCTATTTTTCTGCGAAAAAAATGCACAAATGCACGATTCCTGATGGAGAATTGCCAACCATAGAAATCAAGGGAGATTCTGACGCAGAATACATTTTAGCGATTGACCCTTCGTTTTCGAATGCTCCAAATTCTGACGATTTTGCAATGTGCTTGCTTAAAGTTGATTCAGAAAAAAAACATGGGGTACTAGTACATGCATATGCCGAGCATGGAAAAGATCTTAAAGATCACATAAAATATTTTTATTATTTGTATACTCATTTTAATATCAGCTTGATTGTTATCGACAATGCTGGATATCAGTTTATTGATGCCTGTAATGAAAATAAGTTGTTTCAAGAAAAGGGTATAGACTTTAAGTTTATTGATTTTACAAGTTCAAAAGAAGGATCTGATTACGAAGCGGAAATAAGAAATTTAAAATCTGAATACAGTAAAGAGCTTCATAGAATAGTATACAAACAAGTATTTAGTAGCAACAATTTCATTCAAAAAGCAAATGACTATCTACAAGGCTCTATTGACTATCAGAGAATCTGGTTTGCTTCAAAAGGACAAGCTCACGGTTCTGCATTTGATAGATTGGTAAATACAAGGATTGATTTTGAAAATGCTAAATGCAGTGAATTAATACAAACCCAAGGCGACTTTGTTGAGCATATTGGATATTTAGTTGACTTGACAAAAAAAGAATGCGCTTTGATAGAAGTGAAAAGTAATTCTAGAGGCACTCAGAGCTTTGACCTGCCCCAACACCTTAATAGGGAAAACGGAGAAAATAGAGCGCGAAGGGATAGTTATACAGTTCTTTTCATGGCTAATTGGGCTTTAAAGTGTTATTTTGATTTTAAAGAAGTGCCACAGGAAGAGGATTTAAGTTTTAGGCCATTTTTTATTTAAAAATGTGTAATTAATAAATAAGGGTCTGGGATGCCAAATTATAATTTAATTCAATTAAGTCAGGTAAAGCAGTCGGATTTCAGCGGGTTTGTGTTGGATGTACTGGGAGCTTCTGGCTTAATAGCAAATGAAAATGGCATTTTCCCAACTGGATCTGGCATTTCTGATATTGGGTCTTCTTCTGTTCCTTTTAAAAGTATATATTCTCAATCTGGAATATACTTGGGTCAATATCAAGACAGGCTTTGGGTTAGTGGAGACGGGCAGCTTTATCTAAATGATACCGCAATAACTGGAGCTTCTGGTCAAGCCGGGGTTATTGGACCTAGTGGTGCTACTGGACTATCTGGAACAAGCGTAGTTGGAGTTTCGGGCTCTGGGCTTTCGAATGGCGGCTATCAGTATCTTTATCTTCTTCTTTCTGGACAGGGAGACTCTTCTTATACTCTTTCTTCTAGCTTGGCTATTCCAAGCGGTGCAAGTGGACTTTCTGGAGCACAAGGGGAAAGCGGCACGTCTGTAACGGGATATTCTTCAAGCGGCTCTGGAGATTTTACAGTTGTCAAATTCCTTTTCAGTGACGGAACAACGGGTTCTTCAGTAAACATTAGCGGGGTTACCGGATCAAAAGGAGAAAAGGGAGATATCGGTGGAACAGAATATGAATTCTCTGAGATAACTGGGCTTTATTCTGGTGAAATTGCTCCATACGCATCAATATCTTCAATCGCAGGTATCAACCCAAAGATCAATCTAATCGAAGGCTTTTCTTACGTAATAAGCCAAGGGGGGCTTGATTCTTATACTGCTTATAATCCAGACTTGTCTTCTAATGTTTCTACAAACTGGCTTGTTACAACTGGAGACGGTGAGCCAGTACAATATGAAACTTCTATTACTGGAGACTCAGAAACAGGATCATATTTAAGATTTTCTTTGTACACCACTGGAACTCCAACAGGGAGATTCATTCCAGACGAAGGATTTCCAAGTGGGATTGAAACAAATGGCTCTGGAGAATACCTTGATTTAGCTGATTATTTTAGAAACATAGCAGACACAAGCGGCTCTGGCGTTTCAGATCTAGCGAGAACAAAACTTAGTTTTACAGTAAACTTTGGAACTACTGGTTACTACAAATATGGGTTTACCAGATACCAATACGACGCAAGCGCAAGAACAACAAATGAATCAGATTATGTTCTTGGAGATTTGCAAATTTGGAGTCATATCCCAAGTGGAGAAAAGGGGGAAAAGGGAGATCAAGGCGATATAGGAGCTACTGGTCCAGAGGGACCGCAAGGACCGGCTGGAGACACTGGACCAGCGGGATCATCTGGTCCTCAAGGGCCGAGCGGAGCCACTGGTCCTGCTGGAGATATATCGAACGCATTTGTTGGATCTTGGTCTGCCGCAGAAACTTATAGCGCAGGTCAAATTGTTCTTTTAACGAGCGATAAATCGACTTATGTGGCTAGAGAATCAAGCGTTGGAGTAAATCCAAAAACGGCTTGGGATGCAAATAATGATACTTCTGCTTGGATCTTGCTGGCTTCTGGAGGAATAGATGGGGCAGTTGGTGCTACTGGACCAGCGGGAAGTATTTCAAATAAATTTTCTGGAGAATGGAGCAATGTAGAATCATACTCAATAAATAGCATTGTAAGTTATAGTGGATCTTCTTATTTTTCTATTACTGGAACTAATGTTGGATATAGACCAGATCTTTATCCTACAAGATGGACCCTGCTTTCATCTGGGGTCGTAGGTCCAAGTGGAGCAACTGGAATCACTGGGCCGGAAGGAGCTTTGTCGAACAATTTCAAAGGGACTTGGGACGAATTCACAAATTACTACGAATCCGATGTTGTGTTTTTGTCTGGCTCTTCTTTTCTAGCTCATATTGATGTATCGGCAACAGCAAACCCAATAGAAAACGTAGAAGCTGGAGATGGGCAGTCTGGATCTTATTGGTTGGTTTTAGCTTCGGGGGGAGAAAAGGGAGATCAAGGTGCGCCGGGATCTATTGTTTATAATGTTTCCGGGGGAGACTCTTTGAGAAAGCTTGAGGTAGGAGACAATACAATTTCATTTAACACTTACGATGCCCAAGAATACTTTATAACAGGAGCAAACTCTATAGATTCAAGAGTCAATCTATATTTCGATTTAACAACAATGGGAACAGGCTCTGTTTATTTGGTTAAAATTTTAAATTCTGGACTATCCGACTCTGCTGTTGGATCTGACGATATTTTTACTTGGAATTTAAGTGGTTCGGGGGCTTCTTCTCCGTTTCCAACGGTTTATTGGCCAAACGATTTAGATCCGATTTTTCCCACAGCAACAGGTCACTCAACTTTATTTACTTTGGTGAGATTTGCCGACAGAGGCTCAACACCAATCGTTTTAGGAACATTTTCAGACAATTATTTCATATAATAGGAATCCATGAATCAAGAAAACAAAACTCCACAAAAAAAGACGGCTTCAAAATCTAAAAGGGTAAAAAAGCCAGTCGTAGAAACTTTTGCAACTGCCCAGCCACTCATGGTTTACGAAACTTCAGCAGCGGTCAATCAAAGGAGAAACACCTCTTCAATTATAGAAAGAACCGATAGATACAAAAATATTGAAGACGGAATCATTCCATTCAAGGGGATAACAAAACTTGGCTCCCAATCTAATATTTCAGTAAGGGATACTGTAGAGCTTTGCCAAAAAGCTTATTATAACTTTGCTGTATTTAGAAACACAATTGATGTGATGACGGAGTTTTCAATCAGTGAAATTTACTTCAAAGAAGGAACTCAAAAAGCTAGAGAATTTTTCAAGGCTCTTTTTAGGAGAATCAACATTTGGGATTTGCAAGATAAATTTTTCAGAGAGTATTATCGGAGTGGAAACGTTTTTATTCAAAGATTCGAAACAAAAGTCAAGCAGGAAGAAGTTAAAAGAATCACTCAGGTTTTTGGCAAAGAAAGCCAAACGATAAAAGCTGCTGAATCTTATAATCTCCCAATCAGATATATTATACTAAATCCATCAGATATTTATCTCGCTGGATCAATCAATTTCGCATCTCCAAACTATTACAAAATTTTAAATAATTACGAAATTCAGAGGCTCAAAAATCCAACAACGGACGAAGAAAGAGAATTTTTTAAGAGTCTTCCGAAGGAATTGAGGGACTCGATAACAAATAAAGCGGCAACAAGCAGTGAGCTAGCCTACTTCTTAGATCCAAGCAATGTTGTTGCTGTTTTTTATAAAAAACAAGACTATGAACCGTTTGCTATCCCAATGGGATTTCCTGTTCTTGAGGATATAAATTTTAAACAAGAATTGAAAAAAATGGATATGGCTGCTGCCAGAACAATGCAGCAAATCGTTCTTCTTGTTACTACGGGAGCAAAGAAAAGCGAGGGCGGCGTAAATCCAGCAAATATAAAAGCTATCCAGCAGCTTTTTGAAAATGAATCTATTGGAAGAGTCTTGGTGGCAGATTACACAACAGATGTGAAGTTTGCGATTCCAGATATTTCGAGTTTTATGGACCCGAAAAAATATGAAATTTTTGATCGAGACATAAACGTCGGTTTGAATAACATTTTTACCGGTGGAGAAAAGTTTGCAAACCAAAGCTCAAAAATTGACGTATTCATTTCTAGATTAATGCAAGCAAGAGAAGCTTTTATAAACAATTTCTTGTTTCCAGAAATCAAAAGAATATCAAAGCAGCTTGGATTTAAAAATTACCCTGTTCCTGTTTTTGAGGACGTATCCTTAAAGGATAATTCTATTTTTGCTAAAATTTATACAAGATTGGGAGAATTAGGAATTTTGACTCCAGAGGAAGTACTCAATGCAATTGAAACAGGAACGCTTCCAGATCAAGAAAGCTCGTTGTCTTCTCAGGAAAAGTTCAAGCAGCTTAGAAATCAGGGATACTATTCTCCCATTATTGGAGGAGCAAAATCTCCCGGTTCAGCAGGAAGACCAGAAGGAACTGGTACGCCGAAACAGACAGACACTACGAGTCCAATTGGAGCAGGAGCTTCAACCAAAAGGTTTAGCTTGTCCAAATTAAAAGATAATTTAATTTTGGCGAATTCATTGGAATCGGAAGTCTCAAAATTTTTCAAAAAGGAAAAAAATAAGAAAAGGTTATCTGACGCTGATAAAAGAGCCATAGAGTCTCTTTCGCGGGTAATCATATCAAACGAAGACCCAGAGAATTGGATTTCGAATATAGCAAAATATTATGAAAATCCGACTCTTGAAAATGAAGACAGGCTCCAATTTATAGATTCAATTGCTTCAGAACATGGTCTAGATCTGTATACGTCATCGCTACTTTCTGTAAGCGTTTATAAAGACTAATGAAATGGGAACTCCTTTCAACAAGCTACAGAATTTGGAATTTGATTATTCCGGCAGAGAATATGGAGTAGTTGCTAGAACAAATTTAATATTTGATCAAAATCAAAATTTGTCTTTTGCCCCGTTCAAAAAGTCTTTTCAAAGAAAAGGTTTGGGAGAAGACCCTTCGGTTGGGTTGACATCATTTTCTGGCTCTCAGAAAGCTGGAGTGCAAGAATCAGCTTCGAATGATTTTAATTTTTCTTCTGGCAATCAGATAGCAGCAGTAGGAGAAAATCAAAATTTTGAAATCTCTTTTTCTGGGTTTTTAGAGGCTCCACTTTCAGAAACTTCAAATATTAGTATTTTATTTGAAACGGCTTCTCAAGTTGGGGTGATTGTTGATGAAACGTTTTTTTCCTCGACAATATCGTCTGGCCAACTTTCGGGATTCGACGGGGAAATTGGAACAGTAGGTATTGAAACAAAATCTGGAAAATTTAGTCCAATAAAAAAAGACGAAGTGGCTTTGGATATCGAATTCTTCTCTGGAAACTACGCCGATGGAAATGTTCCGAGGGTGCCAAATACTGGAGAAAATAATGTAGAAGATATTGCCACTATTGACATCCTAATTATTAGTGGATCATATGGAGTCAGTTTATAAACTATATAAAACGAATATTTTTAACATTTTTTTGTGTAAATACATTATATTAAGGAACAGGTATGTATACAGCAGTAGCCAAAACGAACGCTCAACTAAAAGGGGAATATAAAGTAGATATTCTCAACGACAAAGGAGAATTAATCGAAGAAGGAGAGTGGTTTCCTAATTTTATAACCCAGACAGGTTTGTTTTATCCAAAGTTGTATAGTTTCGCGGACTGCTTCAGATTTTTGAGCGTTGGCGGTGGCGTTAGTCCAACTGCGAACTCAATGACAACAACTGGTCTTTCGGCAGGGGCTTCCACAGAAATTGCAGTCGTAGATTCGGCATCAAAGCTAAATAGCGCAAATCAATCTATTCGATACATGTCGAAAGACCAATATCATGTTCCTCTTGCAGATGATGGTATTGCTGGCTGTGGGACCATTTCTACACCCAAGGGTCCAATCATGTTTCGAGCTTGGGAAATTCCAAGCGGTAACAACGTAGCAAGCGTAAGCCAAACATTTAGAGAGTTTATGGTTTCTCCGAATAGCGGAATTACGGGCTTAGACGCCTACGCATCTGGAAACGGATATAGTGGACAGTTGGCATTTAGCAGGGTGATAAAAAATATCACAATTCCGCAATATTCAAAAGCTATTGTAACCTTTCGATTGAGTCTTTTTTACGATCAAACTGGAGTTAAAACTTTTGACGCTGGAACATTTGACACTGGTTCGGCAAATGTAGAAGACGACACATATGACTTGATGAATACTTGGTCTAACTTGAGCGGGTACTACAAACAAGTTTATCATGGCTTGCGACTTGTTGACAATTTCGGAGCGACTTTTGCTCCAAAATATGGAGATCCACTTGAACCATCTAGAGTAGATTCAAATAAAATAGTTTCTTGGATATCTCCAGATTATAATCAATTTTCTGTAGCAGCTACCGGAGGTTCTCAAGCTTCAGAAAGTGATGCGTACTCCTCTGATGGGCTATGTAAAACTTTCAACCCGGATTTCCAAGGGATAAAATCAAATAGAGCGTCGATAACCGATTCTTCATATTATATTACTGGTGATATTACCCTAGAGAACTTTGATGGAAACTCCGCAGCTAATAATCCAATTGCCAATATAAGAAGCCATGAAGTGAAAGCTCCAATAGCTTCAGATTATACCACCCAAACGAGTAATATAGATTTTAGAACAGCAGATTCTACTCATTTGACAAATGCTAGGATCATAGCTACTCCGGGGATAAGCGGATATAAATCGGATGAAATTTCTTTGGGGGACAAAAGAAATCTGTCAAGTTTAACAACAGAGCTTCCATATACTTTCGACTCAGGTAATAGAAAACAATCTATTTCCAAAAAAATGTTTTTCCCGGCGGCTCAAAATTTTGGATACAACAGCAGACTTGCCTCTATGGTTATGGCGTTCAACAATAACGGAACATATTATCCGTTTATGGACTCATTGTTTTTTGATAGTTCTGGTAGATCCTTGCCAATGCACTACAGGCAAGTTACAGGCATTAATTTTTCAGAAAGCGGTTCGGGAGTTTATTCTGCTTCAATAATAAAAGATACAGAGCCGGACAAAACTGGATATCTGATCACCAACGACAAAGTTTCTGGTGGTGCCGTCACTGGTTATTCGTCTAGTCAGACTTTGTATCTTCTAGCTGATCATAATACTGGCGCAGGGACTCCTTCCTCTACTGGGGTAACTTATTGGCCATATGTTGGTTCTTCTTACGAAACAAATTTAAGTTATGGATACGTAAATTTTACGGGCATTAACAAAAATATATTGAACGCTCCGATTGAAGACACGAGCAAGTACTTCTCAGACAAACAAGTAATGGATTATATTAGTTTTACTCCATTGACAAATACAAATGGTCTTTCTGGAAGTGTTTTTTCTCATGTCGAGCAGAATAAAACGATAAACTCAAACGTAATGAATGGCTTTTTCTTGAGCACCGGTCAAATTGGAGAAGTTCTAGCTGGCAGCGGAGAAATGAAAACATATATGGAGGAAGAGTGGTTTAATTATAGTGCTACTCCAAGTGGATTTCTTTATTTGAGTGGTGATTTCGGTCAGGTTAACGTTCTTTTAGATGACTTTATCTCAACAGAGTCAATGCAGGTTTATACTGGCGATGCACTAAAAACGTTTTACTTCAAAAGACTAAACGGAACATTTGAAGGCTACAGATCTGGACTAAATCTAGGAAACAGACTATCTGGATATAATATAAATGAAAATTCACTAATAAGTGGCGAATTTGATTTGTCTGGACAAGGAGGAATCCCTCTGTATTTAGTTTACATAACTGGGCACGTTAATAATCCAGAATCTAGCGATGAACAATTTTTGCTTCAAGGTAACTTTGAAACTGGATTTGTGACAACTAAATTCACTCATCCATCTGGAAGGTTTGAGCACGAAGAGGCTTTCAGACTTATGCCAAATCATGGGTCTGGAAACTACTCAACAAATGTATATTCTGCTGGTGTTATCGGTGGAGAATACCCAGCGTTGAGTTATAACAACACGCTTGAAGTATTCTACGACTTTTCTTGGTCTGCGAGATGTGGAGATGTAGGATCGCCATGCGTTGACCCAAGCTGAAATGATTGGCGGACTTAAATTACAAGGATATTTTAATATCAGCGTTCTTGATGCGAGGACTTTAGAAAAAAAGTCAGAACATCAAGTCAGAAACTTCATCACTTCTTCCGGTTTAAATTTTCCATATACCAAAAAGTTCAGAGACTGTTTTACTCATTTTTCTATTGGGAGCGGAACTGGGCAAAATACAGTTTATACTTCCGGCTTGGAAAGTGGAGACTCAAATTTTACAAATGTAGAAAATATAGAGGAATTAAGAGCAACAAGAGAGTCCACTAGTGGTATAGACTTGACTAGAGCTTGTTATATATCTGGGGGGCCTATTCTAAATGGAGACTATAGCTTTAATGAGGTTATGGTGGGAACCGGAGACTCATTGGCTTTTTCAAGAATTACTGGAGATTTCTCTATTCCGAGCGGAGATGTGGGACTTCTTGAATATACCTTGAAAATATCTTCGCCAACCGGCGTAAAACTTTTTTCAAGTGTTATACAGGACTCTCATGTAACAAGCGAATTCATTTCAACTTGCTCTAATTGGGGCATACTTTCTGGTGCCTATAGTTTGTGTCATAATGGAATTGTGCCAGTAGAACGTGATGGGGCACTGGGAGGTTTATTTGAACCTTCGTTGGCGGTTGATGGATCATTTCAATCAAAATATAAATGTAGTTTATATCAAGACAATAAACAATTCTTGGTTGACTCTATTTCTGGTGGATTAAGTGGTGTCGGTGGCGATTATGCTTTGTTGAGATACAATTACCTATTAAATACGTCAAATACAAATACTACTTACAATGGAGTTACAATAGGAACAATTAGAGAAAGAGTAAAAAATTCAAGAGATCTTTCTGAATCTTCGAACAGGTGGCCAGCGACAGGAAACGTAAAAACAGAACAAAATGCTTCAAATTTTTATAATAATTTGTCTGATTTGTACGATGTAACGAAAGACCCATTGGAAAGCTCGTCAGTAACAAATACCAATGAGGCTTATATAGAAACCGGTAGGTCGCGATCTCAAATTAGTAAATTTAGCTGGGGCGTACAAACATATAGACACAGTGTTAATTCAATAGACTTAAAACTAAAATCTCTTCAAATTGTAGATAATAATTATTATCCATTCTTAGATATGGTTTTTGGAGCTTCGGGGGATTTATTTTCTTATGAAGTAAGCGGAGTAGGCGGTGGTTTGAGCGGATACAATCCAACAGGAATTCCAGAGGAAGATTTCTACTTTGTAGATCCGCTTAACGCACTAGACATATCATTTAGACAAAGCTGGAGTTCTCCATGTCCAAGTGATGTGAGTGGTTGTTAATAAAATTCCATTATTTATAGTGTTTTTTCAATAAATTGTGTAATATAAAATAATGAGTATCCAATATTCTTTTTCTAGACTAGAAGCTAAAGAGGCTAAGATTTGTGATGATAATTGTGAGGCGGGTAATATATGCTCTTTGGTCGTGGGAATGACCGCTACATCTGGAGACTATTCTGCTTACATAGATGGCGTTACAGGATGCTTGAATTATTCGAAAGAAGACTTCAGCGGAGTAATTGGTCAGATTGCAAATGATTTCGCAGCGGCCCAAAATTTCAAAGAAACTCTTAGCAATCAAATTTTCTCAAAAGCAAGCAAGCCGATCAATGCCACGAATTTCGTCGCTCCCCCCATAACAGTAAATTAAAAATGAATCAAGAATTCGACATCTCAAATTATATTGAAGCCAAAACGCTCAATAAGCCGTTTAGGACTCCGAAAGGTCCGAAGAAATTTTCTGTTTACGTTAAAAACGAAAAAGGAAACATCGTGAAGGTTAATTTCGGAGATCCAAACATGGAGATCAAAAGAGATGACCCCAACAGAAGAAAGAATTTTCGTTCAAGACACAACTGCGAAAATCCCGGCCCCAAAACAAAAGCTCGTTATTGGTCTTGTAAAATGTGGGAATCGAAAAAAAGCGTTACAGACTATACAAGTGGTTCAGAATGGGATGGAGAAACACTTTGGGACGAAACGAAGCTTCTACTTTCAAATCCTTCTCTGGCGAATGCCGAAGAAATCATGGAGGAATACGAAGAATGCGAAGAATGTGAGGAAGTTGAAGAAGCTAATGAAGAAGAAGATTACGAAGCTAGTATGATGGTTTCTCAATTAACCAAAATAGCTCATCAGTCATCTTCTATGATATTGAAGCTCAAAACGATGGAGGGAGAAAACATCGAAGCATGGGTTCAAGACAAAGTATCGAAAGCGGAACATTTTATTGAAGCGGCATTCGACTACATGATGTATAGTTCCGAAGCTCGGGGGGCTAGACCCGGGCCAAAATCTTCAGCGCAAACTCCAGCGAAGCCAGAAGAAAAAAAGAAGGGGTCTTCAAAAAATCCCCCCGGTTCGGCTGGAACAAAGCCAGATGCAAAAAAAATTGCACAGGAAAATTTAGAGAAAAAAGACGAAAAAAGTAAGGTAAAAATGATTGAAAGCGACTCTGAGGCAATCCAATTTTCCGCTCAAGTAACAGAGTCTTTGAAAAATAAAGTAAAAGAGCACAATCAAAAATACCCATCAAAAAAAGTTACCCTCAGTCAGCTTAAAAAGGTTTACCGTCGTGGGGCTGGAGCTTTTTCCTCTTCTCACAGACCCGGAAAAACGCGGGGGCAGTGGGCAATGGCGAGGGTGAACATGTTTCTAAAAATGAAAAGAGGGGGAAGTGTCAAAGACGCTTATAGAAAAGCGGATCAAGATATTGCCAACGCAACAGAATTTGATGTTGTTGAAATGATTCCCTCTGAGCAAGACCTAGCGGAAGCTAAAGCAGAGCTTGAGCAAGCTGGACTTTTTGATTTGGATTTCGATAATTCTGATCAGCTTTTCTTGGACGATAGTTCAGAAAAGTCTGCTCTTGGTTTTATTTTAGATAGGTATATTTAATATGAACATTGAAGATTTAATCACAACTAGATTTAGTTCGCAGTTAAGATCACTTGTTTCAGAAGACAAAGACAAATATCTTGCGATGGCAAGTCTTGTTGATGTTGGTGAATTTATTCCAGATATTGACACTGAAGCAAACGTCGATCTTTTGCCAATTGCATTCAATGCTTTTGTAGTCAACAGAGCGAACAAAAATGGAGATGTAATAGATACGCAAACAGCACTTGCAATATACAAGGATTTTGCAAACAAGCCAATTAATCTAGAACACAATAGAAAAAATATTATTGGAGTTATTCTTAATGCTGGATTCAGTGAATTTGGGACAGACAAGCCAATAACAGAAGATCAAGCGAAAGACATGACTGGTCCTTTCAACGTGGTTCTGGGAGGAGTCATGTGGAGGATAGCTGATAGAGATTTGGCTGCCAAAATTGAAGAATCTAGTGATCCACAATCAGAGGATTACGGACTCGTTTCTGCAAGTTGGGAGCTTGGATTTTCTGACTATAATGTAATAAAAGTCGCTGAAGGATCAAAAAATATTGAAGACGGAGAAGTCATAGCAGAAGAAATTCAAGTAGAAGAAATCAAGAAGTATCTAAAGGGATTCGGTGGTAGCGGAAAATTCGGAGAATATAATGTTTACAGGCAGCCAGTTGGCCAAGTTATTCCTTTGGGAATTGGTTTAACAGAAAATCCTGCGGCAGAAGTTCAAGGAGTAGCTACGTCAAAAACGGTAGAAAACAAAGAGGTAGAACAAAATATTTCACAATCTAGCGAAAACAATGTAATAGAACATAACGATTCTAACCAAAAAAAGGACGTTGTCATGACAATATCAAAAATCGAAGACATCACAGATGAGGCTCTACAAGAGTTGTCCGCAAGTGCCATTACTGAGTTTATTTCAGAAGAAATTAAAAAGGCTTCTGTTCAATTTGACTCTGAAAAGAAGGAAGTTCAAAACGCTCTTGAAATTGCCGAAAGTCAATTTAAGTCCTTGAGCGAAGATTTTGAATCTTCAAAGCAAGAAATGGCTGACTTGAAGGATAAGCTCGCTCAGTTCGAAGCTGCTCAAGCAGAAGCTGAGAAGTTAGAGAAGTTTAATGAACGCATGTCGGTTCTCGACACTGCTTACAATCTTAGCGATGAAGTTCGCGAAGTAATCGCCAAGCAACTTCTTGAAGTTGAAAGCGATGAGCAGTTTGAAAGCTGGAGTGCTAGTATGAAAGTTTTCCTTTCTCCGTTTGAAAAAAGAGAAGAACAAGAAGAAGTTCAAGCAGAAGAACAGGAAGAAACAGTAGCCGAAGTAGTTGAAGAGGCTATTGAAAACGGAGAAGAACAACAAGTTGCTCTTGCTAATTCGATGGAAGGACAAGCTCCGAAATCGAAATGGGAAGGTGCTTTGAAGGTCGAGGATCTAATCCTC